CGAAGCTGCTTTTATCTCCAATGCATCTATTACTTTCCAGTCAGCACTCCCTGCTATGGGTGCTGCTATCGATATCGCCAAAGCAAATGGTACTCCTTATGGTGTAATCTTCACTACTACTGCTGGTAAAAAAGATGATCCTGATGGAAAATATGTCTATCAACAGCTCATGGAAGCGATGGTCTATGATGAGAGATTACTCTTTGACGTCAGTTCACAAGAGGAGTTAGAAGAAGTCGTCCGTAAACACAGTAGAGTCGATCGTAAGAAGAATCCTCGTGGGGTATACCGAGTCAACTGTACCTTCTCCCATAGACAGCTTGGTTACTCGGATGAATGGTTGATCGAAACCATGGAAAGAACCCAGTCTGAAGGTGATGATGCTAACCGCGATTACTTCAACGTCTGGACAGCAGGTAATGAAAGATCTCCGATATCTACCCAGGATGCTGAACTTATATCGCTATCTAAAGTAGAGAAGCCCAAGGAAGATGATATCCATAGCTACATCTTCCGTTGGTATGTAGAAGATGTCGATCGCTATATGAAAGATAACCACTGCATTATGGGTATCGATACTTCTGATGCATCAGGAGGGGATGATATCGCCGTAGTCATCTCCGATGTGAAAACCGGTAAAGTCATTGGTTGTGGTAACTACAACTACACCAACATCTTTGTCTTTGGTAAGTTCATTGAGTCTTTTATCTTGAAGTACACGAATCTTACTGTCATCATCGAAGCAAGATCCACTGGTGTAGGACTTCTAAACTACTTACTGATAGCATTACCTGCAAACAGTATCAATCCTTTCACCAGACTCTTCAACCGTATCGTCAATGAAAGATACGAGAGTGATGTTAATAAAGAGTACTATGAAGAAGCCATGCGCTATGGCAAAAGAGAAGATATCATCAACAAGTACAAGAAGTACTTTGGATATCCGACCTCTGGTGCTGGACTTTATTCAAGAGAGTCTCTCTATGGTGGGGTGTTCAGAAAAGCCATTAGTATAGCTAAAGACAAGATCCATGATATCGTGTTAGCTGATCAGATCCTAGGTCTGGTCATCAAGAACAACCGGATCGATCACGATGACTATGGTCATGATGACATGGTTATCGCTTGGCTTCTGACCCACTGGGTGATGAGTGAGGGAAAATCATTAGAGTCTTATGGTATCACGCCTTATGAGATCTACTCTCGTATCGCTGAGAAACCCATAGAAGAGATCCCTTACGAAGAACAAGTACAGAAGTACGAACAAAGAAAGATCCGAGAGAAGATGATCCAGCTCTATGATGAGCTGCAGAATAACAGAGACTACTACATCGGACTTAAGATCGAACAAGAGCTACGTAATCTCAATAAGAAGCTGATCTTGGAAGATCATGAGGTCTTCTCGATAGAGCAGCTTATACTGCAAGCTAAAGATAAGAGAAAGTCTAGACGTTACGACTAGATTTCCGACAGGTAAATCTAGGAGATACGATTAGACGTCATATATCCCTGATACGCTATATGCGCATCAGGGTAATGATGTTATTGTTTCTGTTGTCTTGTCAAAGCAAAACCAAATATTACGGTGGCAAAATACAGTACTTTGATCCCATGTAAGGTGATCAAAGTAGTCTCAGTATCTGCAACATGTCCTGTGATCCACGTGATTACCAGGATAAAGGGAACCATCGCAAGTAGTAGTTTGTAGGATTGCTTGATGTTGACTTTGTAGAGTAGTAAATAGTAGGCTACTGTGATGATGTCAATGGTGGTGACAGTTAAGAAATAGTTTGCTGTAGTCATTGTGTTATACTCCTGTTGTAGTGTTATCATCTTTAAATTCCTTTATAACACCCTACCCAGGATACATAGTCCTGGGTAGGGTATATGACGCGTAGTCTTTTTTGTATCACTTACTGAAATAGCTCATGGTAAATGCTCTTAACAGTAAGTACATCAATAATCCTGTCCTAACTGCTGCTATTTGCGCAGGGGTTTTCACCTGTGCAGCATGCTTGACGAGCTTCTCCGTATCCTGTCTGATACGGATCAACAATGGGTCTTGTGATCTAGAACTCGTGTAGATCCCCTTCATCCGACTTAACAAATACCCCAGATCATCGCGATGTCTATTGATATCCTGTCCAAGATAACTAAACGCGTGTTCGATGATATCATCGACCCATTGTGTCATCTTCTTATTCTTGGAGATCTCTTTGGGGATATACTCCAGGACTTTGATCAAAGTAGTAGGATTCATGACTGGTACTGCACTACTGATGATATCGATCAACTGATCTTTGATAAGACTATTGCGATCTTTTAAGATATCGAACAAGTAACTGCTGTACTTGTTCTTGATATTGATATCATCCTTAAGCTCTACTTCACCATCAAAAAGAGCAAGTTTGCTATCACCACTGATCTTCTTACCTTGATTGTGGATATTGATAAAGATGCCATAGATGTTAACGAGCATACTACGGATACGTGTTTGCGTATCCGTGATGATGTATGCAACAGAAGCTGCTTCTTTACCTTTAGAAGAGATGTCTGGTGACATCGTCTTCAAGGTGTTGCTGTGAAGATGATAGATAATGTCTAGTGCTCTATCTCTGAAGAGTTTACCCCATGAACCTTTCTGCTTGATAGCAAATTTGTTATTAAGCGCTGCAAGTGTTGCTTCTGCTTCACCTACTGAACACTGATATTGCCAATGTACCCACATACGTGAGGTGATGAACTTGTATTGCAATAACTCTAATGCAATAGCAGCACCATTTTCTTTTAATCTCTCAGGTAAAGATGAGATCAATATCACGTGTGCAATATAGACCAGTGCCAGGTTGCAAGGATCTCCTGCAACCTGATAGTACTTCTTCGGGATGAGTTTATCACATCCCTTAGATATATCTTTCTCATCGATACCTAAGATATCATGGAATATCCTCTCTCTGTCAATAGGGGTAAACTTGACATTATAACAACCAATGAGGTTACCACCAAAGAACTGTGCATGATCACGGTTCTTGGTGATAAAGGATGTCTTCATGACTTCCAGCTTATGCACTAATCGTTCATCTACCACTAAGTGCTTGCAAGTAAGATCAAAGACCTCTTTGATAGACCTTGGCTCATTCATCATCACTCCCATCTCTGGTTCTGATGTGACCACGATATACGTGACCTCTATACTTAAGGACATAGTCCTCCATAGTGACACGTATCCCTTCTTGAGTTATAGGAAGATCATTTTTACTGTCACTATCGATGGTGATCAAATAAAGGTTCTCACCATTCATGATGGCATCTTCTTTGAGATGATCGAAGGTATCAAGACTTACTTCTTCATCTTTGACGACATGGATGGTGGCATCTTGATCTTTTTCTAGGATGTCAGATACGATCCGTCGAGCGATGTCCTCATCAGGGACATCGATACCGACAGTATCTTCACTTTCTGTCGTGAACGATGTTCTTTTAGCAATCGCTTCAGATCGGTCATGATAGACATCATTTAAAAGACCTGCGATCGTCTCTGACAAAGAACCGACGATCTTGATCTTTCTTTCGCCAAGTTGCGCTAAAGCTTGATCATACATCGAGACGTATTCATCATCGGGAAGTTTACTTTTACTGTCGGTATATTCTTTTTCTATCATGTCACACTCCTTAGATAGAGAAATTCGATAAGACAGTCACTAACTCATCTGTCTTATCTTGGATGATCTTGATCGATTCTTTACTGATTCTGGCATAAAAAGCAACTTCTGCCATCGAGGTGAATAACTCGATGGCTTTTCTGCGATGTTTACAGATGAAGTCTATCGTGTTAGCTCGATCTAGTGGTACCTGACGATATCTTCTTAACATGCCAGATGCAGCGTGTTTGTGCAATCTGATCTCTGTTAATAAGGGCTTGATCACTTCTACTTCAGCAGAAGGGACATAAGCGATCAGTTCATCGACTGTCGTGATGAAGATCTTGTAACAAGCGATCAGTAGTACTTCAGTGTTATTCACCAAAGTCTCGTTATCCATGTCTTCATGGATCTCTTTTAAGTTAAATATATCACTCATGTGAACCTTTTCAAGTAAAAAGAAGTATTCATCTCCTCCCTCCTAGCATGAATCTTACATGTCTGGTCATGTTTTCTTTACTATTCATATAGAACAATTTCCCGATCTTCTCATCTAACATCGTCTGGTATTGTTCCATGCAGTCACTATAAGACTCAATAATCTCTCTGTACTTGCCGAGTTCATGTCCTGAATAGAGCTGTGCTTTGTCTACGAGTAACACTTGTTCATTGTAGATATAAGCCTTGATCGCCAATATGATCAGTTTGGTAAACTCAGGGATCAGTCTCGGTCTGATGGTGGATAACTCATCATCGTTTTCTAAGATGCATACCAATGTCCCGACTGCTGGAGTCATCGGACTATCGTGGACTAATATTGTATTCTCACCAACCAGATCTACTCGAGTAGACTCTGCTACCTGGGGATCAGAGATAGAGTTTAGTAGATAATCCGTAGCACGATTTAACATCGTGTTCTGACATTGGGTCTGGTATCCATAAGAAACGTTATTTAATCTATACGGCTGGTAGTTGATCGAGATCACTGTGGTGATAGCACGACCACCAGTGAGCTCTTTCGGGATATAGTAAGTAAAAGTATTCTGGTCAGAGTAGACCTGTTTGGCATAGGCTAATGGGATATAAGAGTATACACCATTAGTGACATTGAGATCTTGAAGGACAAACTTCAAGACGACTTCTTCTTTGATTCTTTGTTCTAGGGATTTCGGAGAAGCTCTTTGCATATAGCTTCTGTCGATGAAGGTATTTTCGAGTATCGGTCGAGGGATCTCACGCGTCGCTCTATTGATTGCATGTTGGATAGCATTCATGTTTTCTGTACCTGTATATATGTTGGATAGTCCAAGATTCATAAGAAAACACGAATATCACGTCATTTCCTCGTCAGTCTTACAGACTGTCTCAGATAGCCGCTACGCGGCA